CCCCCTGCCTTTGCCGAGATTGCTTACAACTTTTCAAATGATTGAGAATATGTATTAAAAGTAAAAGATAGGAACTTCCAACTAATACTAGAAGTTGAAGGTCATCATCCTTCACCCTTCTATTTAAGGTAACTAAGATTTAGAAAAAACTATCAACCACAATCGAGAATCCGCTAAGTCAGCAAACTTAACCTTTAGTTCTAGTCCCCCGACGGCGCACCGTTACTTACCACAGCGAAAGGACAAAGACTCTCGTTAGAGTGATGGTAGGAATCTTAGTTCCAGCCACCCTTAAGACCGGCTTGATTTAGGCGCTATTCTTAAGGATTGGAATCGCCCATTGGGGCCTTACATTCCGGGAGCGTTTTAAAAGGAGATCTATTGTTCAAAGTATCCAACAGTTCTCATGGTTCCTATATTTGTTCCTATTGTATAATCAAGTTCTTGACTATTATGAGTAATAGTTTGAGTAGTATAATGAGTATCTGGTTGTATAAAACCTGTACTAACTACATATTCTCCTACGTCTACATCTGGTATAGTACTAGATACAACTATACCATGATAAGGACTTTGAAACATGCTATTACATTGATAACCATTAGCATCAACCGTAAATATAACTGGCGTACCATAATTAAGTCCATAAATAGTACCCATAGGACGCAATAGTTTGAAAGAGATTTCAAGAAAAGCCTGTATTGTTTGAGTCAATGTACCTGTTATGTTATATGATGAAATATAAACAGTATTAGGAATGTCTCTTCTATCAATCATCATCATATTCTTAGCAGAAGTATCTAGGTCAGTCACGTTATATTTCGAGCACATCCAACACGGATAAATTTCTGAAGGCAAATTAACTAAAGTATAATAAGGTAATTGATTGTTTAAAGGATTACACATTCTAGTTGAACCTACAGCCAGAGTACCCACAGCTGAAGTTCCAACCATTGGAACTACATGCACTGTAGCCTTAAGAACTTGAAAATTTGCAAAATTAACTGCCATATTAAACAATCTTCCATAGTAAAACATTGGATGAAGTGGAATAACAAAAGTATTAGAATCTTGGAAAAGAACACTTGAAACAGGCATTGTTAGAGTCATTACATCATTTTTGAAACTGAAACTAGTTTTAACCGTGTTAGATTCCTTACTTGGTATTACATAAGGAATGGAGACCTTACTCTTTCTTCTATTTCTGCGTCTAGGAAAAGCTAGGTCAGTTTCAGCACCATAGGTGAGAACCTTGACCCGGCCAAAACCCAATTGTTTTGATCTTCGATTCTGATAATTAACACCTCTTCTTATCATCTGTCGGTATTGGTTTATCGTCATTCGATTATTTTGACGTCTACCTCTACCAAAAGCTTTATTCTTAACTATCTTAGTAATATTACGCTGATTTCGATTCATTTTAATAAGCCAGCAAAACTGGCGTCATCAATCCAAGTAACTTAATCCTTGTTCATTGGAATATTCATTCAATTGGATGTCCGAAACAAAGTTTATAGGATCTGGACTCTCTATTATTTGTTTTTCTATCAATAATTGATCAGCTATTGAAATCTTGAATCTAGTAGCATAAAATTGTCTAGCTTCTTGAGTTACTTTAATAGGAAAGTCATCTTTTAATTTTTCAAGTTGCTTAAACAATCTTTCATTATACCACCATCTGTCTATTTTGACATTATTATGATTTGCTTTTGGGAAATTTTTCTTTATATAATTAATCAACGTTACGGACAATACAGCTGCTATTGGAGTATATTTACCTAAGCAATACAATGACATACTTTTAGCCAACAACAGTTCAACAGTTTTGATGTGTTTACAATTAAAGTATTGTGTATGTAGGTTCCATGACAAATTACTAATACAGTGAGGTCCTATAATAGCCAATTTGTTTACATGTTCATAATAAATACTACAAAAATCAGCTTCGTCAATATTTTTTAAATACTTAAATTTAATTTTAAACCCTAAATTTTCAAAATCTTTAGATGTTAATGAATTATTGGAAAGCCCAAAAAGTCCATCATCACCTTCAACAATTCCATCCACTTCTATATGCTTTTGCTCACATAGGAAAAGTATGTTCATCAAATTGGAGAATGAGTTAGCTAAAGAAGTCCACATCTCTCCCGACATTCTCGTTCCAATAGTAGAAAAGCGGTATTGGCCATTAACTGCTATTATCTTTTCACATCTGGGACAAATGATATCATCTTTAATCGTATAATAAACCTTTAAAACATCATTAAGAATTTCAGGGTTATTTTTAAGCATATACCTAAACAACTCACATTCAACATTATCAGTGTATTCAGGGCTGAATCCTGATTCAAATGAGCTATAATCAGTCTGTAAGAAAAACTTAAAATGAGAAAACTTATCAA